CCAATTGCTTTCAAAGAAGCAAATTGAGAAGGCTTGGCTCCTACAATATCAAAAGCAAATGCTGAATTTCTGTTCTTACTTCCTCTTAGCTCTGCTAGACCTTGAAGCAAGGGAGTTTTATCAATTACATCCTTACAGAATCTTACAAAGTCCTTACTTCTTGGTGAGGTAGCCGAGATAACTAAAATTTTCTCATCTGGATTTAGATATAATTTCCAAATGGCAAACAAAGAAAGGATTACACTCTTTCCAGCATTCCTAAAACAGGATAAGAATAGTCTAGGATTTTCATTATGTTGTAATAACTTACAAATATCTCTTTGAACGGCAGTTAGTGGTCCTAGTTGAAGAGTAGTTTGGAATATAGTTTCAGCGAAGACTGTGAAATCCTTCTTAAATACTTTTTCTAACTGCTTAGGACTCTTCATTAGCTATGCCTTAGTCTCCCTTCACTTACGAGATACTCAAAGTTGATAAGATTGAAGGGGACAAATGTATTATTACTAATCGTCAACTGTACATCCCTGTTCCTTGATTGTACCAGCATCTCTGCGTAATCTACAGCGTTTACAGCTTCACCAATGTCTTCGGTATTGAGAGTATTACTAGTATAAGTCTTTACGAAAGATTTTCCTTGGTCAATAACAGCAGACATATCAAAAGTCTGCCTATTAGTTTTATCAAAGGAGATAGCAAAGTTATCTAAGACTAGCTGGTCATTCACTACTGCTCCTGTGCCTTTAGCAGACTGGGGATAATACTTACTAAATACAATTTTTGATTCGTAATTCTTACCAAAGGTTACCTCCTTGGCAGTAGTATCTGTATCTAGTACAATTGTAGTGTCTGTGGTAGAATCAACAATGAATTCATCCAAGCTACTAGTCTCTACTGCTACCCAGCCCGTACCTGTATTAGTATAAGGAATAGTATATGTAGTCTGGTCATTAGCTAAACTGTAAGTAGGTGCTGCTAAAGCTGTAGAATCAACTCTGTTATCTAAGAAAACCTGCTCAAAGTCAGTATCAGCACCCATCTTGTAATAAGTTCTATGCTTACCTTCATGGAGTCCAACAATATACAGATCATTATTAATAAATTTTATATTTTCAACTTCAATATCATCTAGCTTGAACTTATGCCATGAACTAATTAGCCTTTGCCCACCAAAGTCTTTCACAGTATACAGGTAAATGGTACTAAGATCATCCTCAGATACAAAACACATCTTATCTGAACCATTATTAGCTATTGAGGCAATGTTACCACTAATTAATTTAGGAACTCTTTGAGAGATATCAATTGATTGATAGTTACCTTTAAATTGTACTTCCCTAAGCTCTTGTAGCCTATTGGTTTTATTTCTCTTCTCAGTAAAGTAAAGTTTATCACCCAACACGAAAGGATGGACCTTATTATCTGAATTATAAGCAGTAGCTAGAGTGAAAGAAACATTAGCAGGAGTCAAAGATGGCTCTGCTTGTAGAACGAATTGAGCTTCCTTACTGAACACTAGTAGGTTATTCTTAAAACTTACTGCGCTATCTAGTTCCCTAGTTGTATTATCAGTAGTTTGAACCTCAATTGGGGAAGTATCTAGAAGGGTTTGTACAGTAACTCTAAAGAAATTAAAGAATTCACCAAACTCAGATAAGGTTACAGCATCCCTTGAGACAAAAGCTAACCTATTCCTATGTAGAACCATGTCATTGATAGTATTATCTACAAAAGAGGGGATTGGATTAGTTATATCATCACCAGCCTCTCTATCAGCAAACTTGAATTGAGAATAATTTACATGCTCCATTCGTACCTGAGCATTAGGACCTGCGTTAGGTTCACTTATGTATTCTACAAAAGGGGTATAAGTTCCATCTGCGTTTTGATCAGCATTTTTCCTCAAGTTTATAACATCAGCACCCCCATAGTTTGACTGAATGTAATAAGTTACACCTTCTTCAATGCCTTCTGGGAATGCTACATGATCAGGATGACCTAGAGGATAAAGATTAGTAAACTTTACTGCGTCTCCAAATAAGAAATTTGAAGCATCATCAATGTTGATTCCATTCTCTGGAGTTCCACCAGCACCAGCATCTTGAAATGGCTTAAGCCCTGTTGTGCCAGCCCCTGTGCCACTTGCTTCAAGAGCCTTACCATCCATCCTAGTATAAAGGAAAGAGCCATCAGGACGCTGGATAAGAGCGTGTGGGAGAGTATCGTAATCGTACTTATATTTTACTTTTACTCCATTTACTTCTCTCCAGAATCCAATAGCTTCAGCAGTAGATGATAAATTTAAATCTGCCGAGGAACCCGACCCATCCAAAGAAAGAATATCATCTCCTAAGCTATAACCATCTCTTACATATTGTACATAAAAATCATCTGAAAGATCTGATTTAGAACCACCAATTCTAATTTTATATCCATCCTCGTCAATCTCAATAGGAAGATCATTCAAAGAACCAACTGTTTTCCAAATAGCTTCTACTCCAGCATTACCTAAGCTATCCCTAATCTCCACATTAGTAAACGGCATCCCATTCTTTGTAATTAGTTTAACAACACTACCATGAATATTAATAGCACTAACATTAGCATCACCTGATGCCCATTGAGTATATGCTTTTGAAGTTCCTCCTGCTGGATTTGATTGGTAATTTCCTAAATTATTTACAGTTAGATAAATATAAGTTGATAAAGATCTAGTGTCGTTTGTAAGCCAGCAATACCAGAAATGATTTTTGCCAGCAGTTGTATTTGTATCCCTTTTTGGATCAACATTATCAATTGATTTAGCTGTTTGGACTAGACCATAGTAACTTCTACCTGAAGTTTCAACTGAGAAAGTAATAGTATCCCAACCATATTGCGCCTGTTTGATAAAGAAATAACAAGATGAAGCTTCTACATCAGGTGAAAGCTCTGGATCCATTCTAACAACCTTATCTTTTCTGTTAATAAGTACAGAATCACCTAGAGTAATTGTATTGAATACATCCCTAGGATCTTTATTATCACCTACAGATGAAAGATAAGTAAAATCTACAGCAGGATCTGTTGTGACTGTTCGTTCTACCCCTGAGTTATCAAATACTTTTACGCTGGAACCATCAAATACCATTGCGTAATGTTCTGTTTCTGATTTTACAAAAGAGTGGACATAGGCTACACTAGAGCTTACATCCATATCTATTGATGATAAGTATGAGATGGGGTTTCTCTTATACATACCGTCTTCAAGGCTCACATCACAATTGACTACATCCTCAAAATCATTTAGAGCCCTAAGCCTTTCTGACTGCTGGGATATACCTCCATGAAGGTTAGCTACTGTTAGTGACTTACTCATATTTTAGAATCCACCTTTTCTACTAAATTGCCAAATCCTTCTTCTATCAACATGGGAAATCATGTTCAAATCAGCACTCTCTAATTCCCACCTTTGGAAAGTTGAATATGCCATTTTTTCTTCTTCTACTAAAACTTGTAAGTGTGTACTAGGACCGAATAGCTTGAAATATAATTTACGAGCAGTAGTAGTAAGCACATACCTTTTCACCACCTCTGGGATAGAATCAATATCTAGGTAGTAGGAGACATCAGCCTCTTCAGAATTATCAAATAGGTAAGTATTATCCGAAAGATTATAAAGTTTACCATTCTTGATTACTACTTGGATGTTAGAATCACTAAGTTCAACATCATAAATATCAGATGTAATTAGAATTTCTTTATTTATATCAGGAGTAAGAGTAATCTTAGCATACCTGTTAAAGTAATTCCTAGTTGTAGCTAACTGCCTTAGAACTTCGTCAAAGGTTTGGAGTGCTTGTAATACATCCTGTCTAGCAGGGTCGGTGAGATCAGCAACAGTATTTATTCCTACCAAAGATAGGATTTCATTGATTGCTAGGAGTTTTGTTGTCGTTGTCATAATAAAAATTTTCCTTTATACAGTCCCAAAAAGAGAGGGCTATAAACTTTTTAGGGTTTATAGCCCTCAAAGGAAGCGAAGTTACCCTACACAAAAGGCGCGAGCCCATTGGCAGCGATCTTAGTTACTAGGCAGTAACAAGCTTGATAGCACCATCAGTCCTCAAGGGAGCAACGCCACAGGCAAGCTTGGAAACGAATAGGTTGCCCTGATTCTGAATCATATATTCATGCTCTAGTTGGAGATCCTTAAGCTTAAGGATACCAGTAGCCGATTTGTGAGCGACAATACCAGCAGCATTAGTCATGTTCACATTGAGATCTAGGTTATTCTGTCCACCTTCTACATTATTAGAAAAGTCTACACCAAACCCAGCGTTATTGGAAACAACAACAGGAATTCCACCAACCATTAG